GCGAAAGACATTACTGTCCATGCGCTTGTTGGTAAAGCAGCAGACCTGGACGCACTGACCCTTGACTGTGAAGTTTTTCCAGTCGGTGTTGGTGATGTGGCTAACGCTGACATTCAGGACACGGCGGCAGCTACTATCACCGAAGCTGCGAGCGAGCTAGTCTTTACTTGCGGCAAAGATGGTGTGTTGGCTGCACCGGGTGGTTTGTCTGTTGTTCTGGCCCTTGGTGGCACGAATGACGGAGACGCCGTTTCAATTTACGCTGTCTGGATAGAGTACACTCGTCAGAGTGTAGGCTAACCTTTAGATAATTTTACGAGGTAACAAGCATGACACTTGCAAGCGCACAAGATAACTTTGCTGCAAGCGAAGCACAGTATTCGACTGGTACGCGTACTGGAGTTCGCACAGCGGCAAACTTTACTATCACCCTGGGGTTCACGCCCAAGAAGATCAAGGTGGTCAATCTGACTGACCGTGTTGAGGCTACATTGTTTGTTGATGCGGCTCTTGGCACTTCCAACGTTGAGGGACTTTTGTCCGTCGCGGCTGGCACCATGACCTATGCAGATATCGGCGTTACAGTCGGTGCAGACGACAAGAGCTTCGACGTTGTCGTAGCGACTGTTGGCCTGGAAACTGACGACGACGATGTAGTCTGGGAGGCATGGGGGTGACATTAACAGCCAGACAGGAGAACGTACTCGGTAACTCTCAGTTCCGAGCTAGTGGCTCCCGTACAGGCACAAGGACTGCTGCCGATTTCTCGCTCACCTTGGGATTCAATCCGAAGTACGTCAAGGTTTCAAACTTGACTGATCGGGTCTCGGGCGAGTGGTTTGAAGACATCGGTAATACAGAGCAGCTCAAGACCGTTGCTGCAGGCACACGAACATTTGCGGACTGCGGTATCGCAGTAACCGAGAATGTTGTAGCTGTGACTGTGGCAACTGCGGCACTTGAGACTGACAATGATGTTACAGTCTGGGAAGCCTGGGGCTAAACACACCAACGGAGGAGGGGCTTCGGCCCCCTTTTAACTATTATGGCAATAACTCAAAAGCAATCCGATAGCGGCGAGTCAAAGAAAGTCTTGGACGAATCTGTCCATGAGGATGATGGTGTACAGACGCCTATCATTATGCAAGACAACGAAGCCACCAAGGACTATACCCGTGACTTGGCCTTCATGTGCGAGACCGTAGAGGTCATGGTTCTGGAAACTCAGAGCCTGAATGACTCGACGCGTCTTGTGACAGTATCAATCAACGGAAAAGCCTATCACTTCATACGTGGGCAGTTTCGCAAGTGCCCTCGTTTTGTATTGGAGACTCTGGCCCGCGCCAAGCGCGAGAACTGGAGCTTCTCTTACAAGAAGAATAACGATGGCTCAACCTCTGACATCAACCAGATGCACCGTATGTTACGCTATCCTCATCAGTACAGGGATACCAACCCGAAAGGGCCTGCGTGGTATGACAGCATCAAAAACAAGAGCATGTAAATCGTTATGGACCTCGCTGAGATTACTCGTCAAATCCGCGTCAGGATTGGGGACTTAGAAGAGCCGTACAAGTATTCAACTAACCTTCTTCATGGTTGGATCAATACTGCGTATATGGCTATTCAACTGGAGTCTGACCAGTGGGAGTTCCATCACGAACGCGATGCTTTTATAACCACGATAGATGGCACTGCTGATTACACGCTTGCATTGATCAAGACAATTGATCCGCAGTCGATATATTTCATCCCAGATGGGGCGACTGCACGTCAGGTGCTGTTTATGAAAACCTATCAGACTTGGGAATGGGAACAGCGGAATGTAGAACTGTCGCCTGGCCCGCCTGAGTGGTTGGTTCCGACTCCAGACAAGCAGTGGAAGGTCGATCCAGAGCCTGACGGTGTCTATGTAATCTATGCTGATCGGTGGCTGCGACCGACAGAACTGGCCCTCGACGCAGATGAGCCACTGTGGGAAGAAGAATACCACAAGGTTCTGCTGTATGAGGCATTGAAGATTGCTGTGAGTTTACGCCCTGACGAGCCACTGAGCCGAGCTGCTGCGCAAGAGATCGTAAACTTCTTGCCTCAGCTTCGTAAGGCCTTCACTCGGCGCTACCTCCCGGCTATTGGTAGCGCAGGACCGATGCTATGACACTTGCTGAATTGATGACAGCTGTCCGTCGAAAGCTAGATGATGCTGTTGGACAGACCGCTTTAGACGAAAACACCATTGTTGAAGCACTGAACGCAGCTCAGAATGAGTTTGCGACAGAAACGCTTTGTGTATTTGCCTCTGGCGCAGTAGCCTTCACTAGTGGAGTCGCTTTTATCACCTTACCCGCTGGAACAGTTTGGGTGATTGGTGGTGATATAGCAGGTGTTCCGCTTACCAAGGTCACACAACACCAGTTAGACTATGGGCACTTCGACCTGAACGGGACGGAAGATGCCGCAAAATTCTCTGCCTGGCGCGCTGCATCAGGCACACCAAAGTTTATTGTAAGTGACTATGGGCCTTTGCAGGCTCGCTTAGTCCCCAACCCAGATTCATCCAGTAACGTGACTGTTGAGCGATACACGCTTCCTACCGCAATGGATCTTGAAGCTGCTCCAGACGTAGAACCGGAAATTCCTATTGCCTATCATGAAGGACTTGTTCATGGGGCTCTGGCCTATCTGTTTGATATTCCTGACTTGGAAATCTACGATGTAGGCCGAGCCGCACTTTATGCAGGCAAATACAGCAAATACATAGCATCTGCGCAGGTTACGCTGCAAACGGCAACACGCCGAACTGATAGAATCCTGGGATTACCAGAGGGTTCTTTCTTTCCGCAGCCTGGTGGCAATACAATTGGCGCGGTGCCAAGTAGCAATACGGAAGGTATTTAATGACTCCATCTGTTGTACATGATTTGATACTCAACCCACTATTTTCAGTCTTGCCTGCCAAGATGACTACCGACAACGCAAGGGCTATGTTACTAGCCATCGGCCTGCAGGAGAGCAGGTTCCAACACCGTAAACAAGTAAATGGCCCGGCAATGGGCTTCTGGCAGTTTGAGTTTGCCGGGATTGATGGGGTGTTGACACATCACGCCTCACAGGAATACGCAGAAGCTCTGTTGGGAATGCTGGTTATTGACAACCAGCACCCAATTATTTATCGAGCAGTTCAGTACAATGACTTGCTGGCAGCAGGGCTTGCACGCTTGCTGCTTTGGACTTTACCAAACGCACTGCCAGAGCGGGATAACGCTCAGGATGCTTGGGACCAATACTTGGAAGCTTGGCGGCCAGGACGCCCTCACGAAGAAACGTGGGAAACCTGTTGGAATGAGGCCTGGGGTGCTATTGATAGAGCTTAATAATGATAACGCTGTAGGAGGTCACAATGACCTCTTTTAGGAGATTAGATATAATGGGACTTGAGAACCCAAACAAGGTGATTCAGTTGCTTGACATGCTGTTTCTCGGCTCGACTTCAGGTGCAGGAGCTATTGCCTGGCATACCTGGTTGGGTACGGATATAGGAATTCGGAGGGTGATAGCATTGTTTGTGCTATCTGCCCTATTTTCAGTAATAGTGTATTTGTGGACCTGGCCTTCGATGGTACAGGAGCCCACCAAACATTTTGCAATCTCGATTCTTTGTGGAATCGGCACAACCGACCTGGTGGCTTTTACATTTGCTCTTATACGCACAAGAATTATTGCTATTGTGGGATTCAAAAATGGTAGTCCACCCGACTAAATCTAAATACATATCAGGAGCTGTAGTTGTATGGTTTGTTGCTTTAGTTCTCGCCACCTGTGCAGATCGAACATTCTATGCAAACGCTGCAAGCTACACATACCAACCCGAGGCATGTAATTATGTGGATCATTTGTACTACAACCTTTCAGGACAATACTGACTCATTTATAAAAGGTGAGCATCGTTGTATAGCTAAGGAACGCGGTGCCTACTTTGTCCAGAACGCCTGGGCAGTAGAGATACCTGAACCGAACATGACTGACCTACCCGAAGCAGGTCACGAGAGTACCACCACAGACCTTGATGTACAATCAGGCCGAATGACTTTGGGAGATAACTATGGGTAAGTCTGTACATAACGACGTTCTTGACGGGGCGTTAGATATTCTTGTAAACAACGTTACACGCATGACAGTGTGTTCGGCGGAGCCAACGACCTACACGGAGGGTAACGCAACTTT